ACAAAATTACTTGTATTTAAGAAAATATTGACAGTTCCGCTGTTGTTTTCTTCTTCTTGTGAGCCTGCGGGCAATTCTGGCAATCCACCGGTTACAGGTGCGCCGCCAGGTACAACCGGTACATTGCCACCGCTACCTGCAGCGGAGCCACCACCAAATGTGGTGGATTTGATTGCATTGATTCTCATGCCGCCGGCTGCAATTGCAGCAGCGGCAGCGGCTACTCCTAATGCGGGGCCAATTATCGGTATACCTGCCAGTGCTTTGTATGCACCCATAGCAGCGGAGTATGTATTAATAGCTGTTTCGGATATGGCAGCTGCTTTGCCTACTTCAAACATTTTTCGGCTTTTGCTGTTCATTAGACTGGCAAGGTTGCTCATCATGTTATTCATGGCTGCCGTTCTGCTTTTTGCAGTAGCTGCGGCCAGTTTTGCCATCTTTTTTTGATGACTGCTTTCTATTGCAAATAGTTTGTCGACGCGCTCCTGATTAGCTGCTGCTTCCGCTTCCGCTAATTTTTCTGCTGCTGCTTTTGCCGCTGCCGCTGCCGCTGCCGCTGCCTCCGCATCTGCAGCGCCGCCTTCACCGCTGCCTGCCATTGATGTTTTTGTTTCTGCTGTTTTTTCAGCAATTTTTTGCGCTTCTAATTGAACTTCATCTGACCATTTTTTAAATACTGATGACGGTAGCTCTGTCATTGCCAGCGTTTGCAGTTTTACACTAAGCTCATCTGTTCTGTTTGAGACAGATTTTATTAATGTCTCAAACCCGGTCATGGGGGCAATATCAACCATAGGAATTAAATTAGAGATTAATCGCCAGCCTTCTGCTATACGAAATAATACATCTAATATCGCGTCTGCACCTTTTGAAAACACAACCTGCGTCCCGACCCATGCTATATCTATACCGCGCATGGCATTGGCTAAAAACCCAAAAGCATCAATGACATTATTGATTGCGTTTGTTGCGACTTCGCCCATGCCACCTGATTCTCTTGCATGATCGACAAATTTATTTGTTATGGCTTCCATTATTGGCGCAAGCTCTGCGGTTAATTGCAAGCCGAAACCTTTCGTTATTTGCCCTATGCGTGTAAATGCATCGTTAGCGGCTTCGATTTTTGCTGCGTCTACTCTGCTAAGTGATGTGCCAAATAAATCCGACTCCTCTCGTATTTTTTGCAGTCCATCCGCGCCCAAATCTAATGTATTTAATAAATCGGTTGCTCTACCGCCGTATATTTTATATGCAATGTTTACGCGCTCGGTTGAGTTTTCTACACCTTTTAATGCTTCGGCTATTGCAGTAAATTGTTCGTCTGCTGACATTTGCGCCAGCTCGTTTTGTGCAAAGCCCAGTTTTTCAAATTCTGTTTTGGCCAGACCAATGCCTTTGCTGTAATCAGCTATTGCGACCTGTTGCTTTACTAATGCTTTATTGAGTGTTTCGTTTGATACACCCGTGAGTTCAGCCGCATTTTGTAAACCCGCCAAGGCTTCTGTGCTGATACCGATTTTATCAGCTTGTTTAGCAAGTGCGTCCGCTGTACGGCTTGCGCTTTTTATTAATAAACCAAAACCCGCTGCACCGGCTAATAGCCCAACTTTAACTTGAGTGCTATTTATTCCTGAGCGTATTTTGCCAAGGCTACGATTTACCGATGCAAACGCCTTTTTGGTTTTATCGTTTGCTTTTATTACTATTGTTGTTTCAGCCATTTCTATTTGTTTCAGCCATTTCTATCTCTCAATAATTTCCATCGCTTCTAAATATAAAGCCGGTTGGTCGTATAACCCACCTGACAACAACGGTAATCCGTTATGATAATGATTATGTAATTTAAATAAGTAATTTGTCCGGTGCGTTATCTGCGGTATTAAGCAGGTTTGACTTTTTATAATATACCCGCCTCGCTCTATTTCAATTAAATCAAAACTTGCCGCGCCTTTTGATTTCGGCCATTCGGCTTTTTCATCACAATAAAAACTATTTTTACATTTCTTGCAGTTGTAATCTTCTGGGTTATCGCGCACCTCCTTTGCAATTATGAGTTTTTTATTTCATCCCCCGTTAGATAAGATTTAACTATAATTTCAGCGGTTATTTGATGCACCTGGATCATAGATAACACGCTAAAATTATCTTGCTCAAATTTAACTGTTTTGCCATTTATATCTCGCTGGTTTTTCCAGTCGATTAAACACGCTTTAAATAAATCATCATACTCTACCGGTGTCATTCGTTTGTTTAGCATGTCCGGCGGTAATAGTGATGCGGCTTCCATACCGGTTAAGGGTTTTATTTTATATGCTGTTTTTTGTTTTTCATTGCCGTCTGGATAAAACCAGAAAGGAAGTAATCCGTCTGTTTTTTTTGCAGTCATGTTTTTTCCTAAGTAAACTCGATTGAATAAAAATCATCGCCGGCATTATCTATCATGCCAAATGGAATTTCATAAACCGCTACCCCGTCACGATCACCCAGGCTAATATCTGTGTACGCTGCTTTCGGTATGTCAAATTTAACACGGTTGCCCGCTGTACTGCCGATCACTCCGGTGGTGATGGCTTTTGTATTGCCTGCTGTAAAGTCGGCAAAAAAGTTATGTGTTGTAACAGTTTCAATCTCAGGATCAAAGCTACCGGTTGGCGCATAAGCCGTGATAAATATTTCGCCGTAGCCATCCAAAGATGCAATGCTGGGCGGGGTTGACAACGTTGCGCCCATGTCTAGACTTAATGAATTAATAACCGCACTAAACCCGCCTACCGAAAATGGCACACCGATTAACGGAGAAGGTACCGTGCTGTCATAAACAGGGCTTGAAATAACTGCATCTGTAGGATTTGTAACATGGCCGGTAAACGTAAACGAGGCCATGATTTTATTGCCAGTTTCTAATTGGTGTGTAACAAGCCCACGACAACCTGTTAATTTCGTTAAAAGGCCGTCCAGCTCGGCATGGATTGTTACGCTTTCATGCCCGGTTGATACCGGATTATAAGTGACAGAAGTACTAGCAACAATAGTCGCTTCTTTTCCACACGCGCCATAAGCTGCGTCAAGTTCCGGCGGTGTTCCGGCAACGCCTGAACCTTTCACTTCGCAACTAAAAGAGACGGTCGCTAGCCGACCTGCGTAAATCTGTTGTAACGGTGAGATATTCGCGCGGATTGCCGGGCGCTCAATCATTCGCAGACCTTCGCTTGCGTAGCTAGTTAAATCTTCAACTAATATCGAATCGCTGCCAACAGGAGACGAGTCTGTGTTGTATGTGCTTTCGGTTTTGATTGAGACAACTTGCCTTTTAATACTTTTTGACATTATCGTTTACCTTCTTGTTTGTCTTTTTTAGGATCTTTGATAACATTTCCATCTTTATCAAGATAAACTTTACCGCCGCTCCGAACTTTCATCGATTGACGTTTTAGCTTTTTTCGTAATTCATCATGTTTATTATTTATCATCATAACCCTGGATCATTTATTGAGTGTCGGTAATCAAATTCATAATTAATTATTTGCTGGGCAACAGCTTGCTCTAAATTGTCGCTGACCGTGATTGCTCCAGCCCCTGTGTATTTGCCTAAAATAACAAATGACAATCCTATATTTGTATCTGTATAAATTGCTCTGTGTATTTGCCGCCTGATAATATTTAACTCAGATGATAAGCCGCTTGTATTTTTTACAGTGACACTGATATTTACGTTTAACGTACTGTCGATAAACGCCATATTTCCATCTTCAAATACATCATCTGCTCCCATATTTACACTGATATCAGGAGCGACTTTAGCGGGATCAACTCTGTCTCTAACGATACTACTGTCCACCACAGTAACAAAAGTAGAATCTTTTAAAATCTGCTGCAATGTACTTAATATCTGCTCTGCTCTATGCATTAGATTTTGCCTAAAATTAAAAACACAACGCCGGTTCCATCCGGCTGTTTAACTCTTACGTTAAATTCTTGCGCGTTGTGCGTTATTTTATAATCTTCTTCAATTGTTAAATCAGATTCTTTATATGTAAATGTCGGCATGTAGCCCTGTAAATCCAGCGTCTCTACATATTGACGCTCAAAGATTCCGGCAACCGCGCCGACAACGACATCAACTTCATTTTTTATACTGACCGTTTCGCCTAATGCGTTTAGTATTTGCGTATCGACGGCTGCCATAGCATTTAAAAAAGTATCTGGCATTTTCTGTTCCTAAAATAGCGGCTCGACTATGAGCCGCTACTACGGATTATGTTACTGTCACGCCGCGAACATTAAGCATAACATCAACAGTCGTAACGCCACTACCAGCGGCTGCGGCGGCTACACAACATGCAATAACATCACCGGTGGCAGGAGTACCGATTTTACTAAACGTGGAGGTGGATACGTCGTAATCCAGAGAATCCCCCATTGCAATAACCGTGGCAGAGGTTTTTGCCAGATTAACAACGCCAGAAACTCGCACCGCGCCGGTTGTGCCGTCTGCAATATCTGCAACTGCAACACCAATTAACGTACCGATGACAATTACTGCACCTGATAATATTGTTGAGCCTGATGCGTTGCTGTAATCAAGCACTTCACCATCTTGTATATATTTTTTCATTTTCTTTTACCTCGTAAATTTTAAATATAGCCGGGGGCTACCCGGCTAAATGGTTTGTACTAATTACGCGCCTGCGTTTTTAGACATAGTGCGATAATCGAGCGCGGATACACCGGCATCAATGCTGACTTTAAATTCAACACCATCAACCTTCCAGCCTGTTTGCTGTTCCAGTCTTGGGGCTTGATTGCCATCAAGATAAGCTACCTCAATAGTGTCGTACATACCTGAGTTGGCCGTGCCATACCACGCGGTTGCGCTTGCGTCATCAAGTCGGGCATCGGAAATAACTTCAAATGTACCAGCAACACTGTTTGGCACGGTGTTGTTTTTAGCAGTAGTGCCAACCTCAAACTGTGAGTCACGCACTACTTTTGCTGTGCCTTCAAGCGCAAACGGTACCAACAAATTACCAAGGCGAATATTTAGCGATTTGCCCCCGGCTTTTTGTTTGCCCATGGCTACGCGCATAGCGTCCACCGAAGCAGTAAAGATGCTTGTTGCGGGGGTGATTAAGTTGCTGTGATCTGCATGGAATAAAGCGACACCGTCAGACATATTGCCGTTAGTTGTCAAAGTGGCATAAACCAGGTCGCCAACTATGCTTTTGGCTGCTGAACCCATTTTCTGCGGAATGCGGGTAAACGCGTTTAGGTCGTCATCGATGATAGTCTGACGAGTGAGGCTAAACAGATTTCCGTAAGTTGCTAATACAATAGGCTCTGCGCGATCTGCAACAGTTGCATATTTGTATTCAGCACCTTCTTTGACTTCGCTTAATGCGCCAAAATCATTTAAGCCCACGCGAGAACCGACCTTAAAATCAGGCAGTTCGCCTACAGATGTCCATGCCTGGAAGGTTTCGGCTGCTTCTTCATAACCTTTTAACATGGCTTTATTTGCTGTATTGCTCAACAAATTACCAAAATCACCAGTGCTATGCGTAAACGCTGCAGCGACAAGATCCATTTTCCCCATGCTGTCGGTATTAATACCGTGCATTTGCAGTGTTTTCGCTGCCAATTCTTTTAGCGTAAAACCGCGAAACTCATTTTTAGGGTCGTCTTTTTCAAGATTAGCACGGGCTGCAATAGATGCTAATGCGCCCAGTTTAAATTTATCTTTTGCATCGACCACGGTTTCAATGTGAGCATTTGCACCCAGTGGCTTAACGTTCTTCCCTAGTTGCGCCAGGATTTTTTGATTCGCATCAAACGCGGAAATTTCAGAATTATCGATACATGTATCACACAACTCCTGCATCCCTTCGTTTTTCATAAATGGACTGAAAGCTGCTCGAACGCCAGTTTTGCGCTGGTCTTCTGCTTTCAGTGTGTTTTTTGCGGTTTGAGTTTTTAATTCTTTCTCAGCCTTAGCCGCTGCTGCTTTTTTTTCTTCGTCGGTCATTTGAGTTTCCTCGATTGGTTTAGCCTCAACTTTTGCTTTCGGCTTATTATATGCAGCGGCGATTGCTGCGGGTTTTTGCTTAAATCTTGATAAATCAAAACTTGCTGCAATTTGTAATTCTTCGGTTAACACATCAGCAAAACCTTCTTCAACCGCTTCGCTTGCATTATACCAGTGGTCTTCACCGTCTGTTAATAATAGTAATACGTCTTCACGCGACTTCCCGCTTTTTGACATATAGCTACTTGCCATGGATTCTGCGTATTTGTCGAGTAGGTCGGCATAGTCGCGCATTTCTTTACTGTTGCCAGCGCTGCTTCCCCACGGCGCATGAATCATCAACATGGCATTTTCGGCGATTTCGATAGTATCGCCGGACATTGCAATTAATGAGGCAATTGATACCGCCACACCTTCAATCACGATAGTTATTTTTGCGCTGTGTCGTTTTAATGCGTTGTAAATTGCCAGCCCGTCTGCAACCGAACCGCCGTAAGAATTAACTCTTACTAAAATGTTTTTGGTGTCGATGGACTGTAATTCTTTAACAACGTTTTTGGCCTCAACCCCTTCGCCCCACCAGCTTTCTCCGATGTCTCCATAGATTAATAACTCAGTAGAATCTTCACCTGCAGCGCGAATCTCATATGCACCGGCCTTTATTAGTGTTTTTTTGTTTTTCATAACTGCGCCTTCCTTCAAAATAATTTTGTTTTTTAATTCGTCTGATATTGCCGCGCCCACAATTTTCTCAGCGGTTTCAGCAAAAGAATTTTCTATTACTATTTTCATCTTCTTTATGCTGCCTCATTACCTTGCTTTATATCACTATTTTTCGGTATTGCCAATGCTGGCACTTTATCATATTTCGGGTCTGTATCAAACACCAGCTCTTTATCATCTGCCGCATCGCGCCACACTTTAATTTGATCCATTGTGTCCTGTGGGTTGCCTCCTGCTTTTCTGATAATTTCTTGTGCAGACCTGTATCCGCTGCGCTCCATTATTTTATACCCGTTTGCTTCTTTTACCGGATCAATCCACGGCATTGACGGCCCATAAAACCCAGCGGTGAAAAGCGTTCTACGGTCAACGTCACTTGGGACTGTTAAATTACCCGATAATATAGCCATATTTATAAACGATGTCCAGTTTGGCTGGCTGAACATATTAACGAAATCAGAAGTTAACACAGTGTACCCACTATATCCCTCTATTAATTCCTGTCGTTGTGAGCTGTAACTGCCATCGTAGTCTCCACTCACACTGCTATAAGTTGCACCGGCAGAAACCGCCATCATTCTCATCATAAATTTATGAAACGGATCAAGTAATGTTGATGGCCTGTTACTTTGTATCGTGCTAACGCTCTCACCTTCTTTTAATCCATCAAAAACCATTCCCGGCTTCATGCCAAACATTCTGTCCTCGTTACCCGATTCCGGGGCTGCGTATTCGTCAGGATTGCCCTTAATAATTACGCCTGTCAACGCGGCTCCGATTCTAGCTGCAATCCTTTCTGCTTCTTCGTAACCTTTAAGGTCTTCGATTCGGCGAATGATTGAGGCTAATATTGATACGCCGCGCGCCTGTCTGATTCGTTTTGCATTTTTCAGGTGAATGATTCTGTCTGCTGGTACTCGTTTCGTTGTGAGATTGACTAACGATGTTGCATCGCCAGGGTGGGTTTTGTACATGTGATAACCCGTAGGTTGGCCCCATGCATTACGTTCAATTCCCTGAGTAATGTTTTTATTTATATCATCATACGAAAACGGGATTAAGTCTGCCTCAATTAATTCAAGTGAAAACGGGACTACTGTTCCGTGTTTTAATCCAGGCACATTACCTAAAAGTTGCTGTGCAAACATCTCGCCATCTCGCAACCACGTCCTACATGATAGTCTTTGCATCGCTGCGTAATTTAACTCACCCGTAACCTCAGGGTGTTTTTTCCAATCTTCCCAGACTGATAATAATTGTTTGATAAAATCTTGATGAAGGTCTCCGTTTGTGTTTCTGACCAGCGGCTCGACGCTTATCCCTTCTGCGCCGATGATTTTAATTACCATTACGTCCAGAATTCTTTGTGCTACATCATAATTCTGCTCAAGATTTCTTGCGTATCCGCGTAATGCTTCGCCTCCCATTCCGACAATTGCGTCACCGCTACTATTGTCCGGTTTGTCTCTGCGTAGGCGTGATGGCTTTGCGCCTTCATAAACTGCAAGCGCTTTTAGAAACTGGGCGCGTTTAAAAGCCCAGCGCGGGGAAAACGCTTTTATTGTTTCTTCAAAGATTTTCATCTAAAATCTACCAGACTATATAACGAACTGCCACCTTTTGCTTTAGCGGATTCTGAATTAACCACGGTTTGCCAGTGATTTCGTCCTTTGATAATTTCGTTTAAGTTTTCCCGTTTCAGCGTTCGTCCGCTTAAAGTAAATTCTTTACCCATTAGAATTTCTTTTTCAGCAGTTATATACAACGCTACCATTTCAGTTGCTGTACTCATTTAAACCAATCTCCACCTGTATCTATGTAGTCATTTTGAGCAACGGGTTTTCTTATAATCGCCGGTTGCTGCTTGACAACTAAATCAATTTGATTGTTTGTATCCCAGCCCTGCGCCCATCGCGGCGGTTTGTCCCAGTTGATTTCTTGCATTTTATTCTCAATCAATAATGCTTTTATCATACCTTTTGCATAAACGTATAAATCAAAACTTTCATTTCTTGCCCGACGCGGATTTTCCCAGCCTTTGTCCGTTCTAACTTCTGCGATTAATTCTTCATAAAAACTCTTATGAAGCCAGTCCGGGAAGTGCATATATTGACTGCCTGGCTCTGCCCGTTTCATATCTGCTGCAATTGAATCTTTTAGCAGTGTTGTATTTAATAGCCAGACCGGTACGTCTCCTCGTACTTTTGCTTTTCTGTCTGATCGCTTAGAATTGTCCGGGTAGCTTTTGCGAGCTGATGGCTTTTGCATATCAAATGATCGTTCGCCTTTAATTAGCATAAATCTGTTTTGTAACTTGCGTTTTTTTAGACTACGCCAAAAACTATATGCCCTGTCTGTCACTCCTGCTTTGCCGCCTGAATCACATGCTGTACAAAATACTGACATCCTACGATCATTATCACCGGAAAGAGGGTAACTTCTTTTCATAACTTTGTCGATTATTAAATCCCAATCTTCAACATAACCAGCAGGATCCAGCGGTAAAAAATCACCGTCACAATCCCTGTTTGATTTGTAAATATCGAATCTATCTACAATCCAGCTTTCATATCCTACGCCAAAGGCGATAACCTGTACTACAAATTTTACCGCCTGCACGTCAATTGCGGCTAAAATGAATCTTGCACCTATCGGAACTGTTTGTCTATCTAATTGCTCAGCGCGATTTTCCAGCTCTGTGATGCTTGTTTTAGTTTTATACCTGCGGGATAAATAAGGCGTCCCTTGATCGATATTCGTTGTTGTTTTTAGCGACTCTTCTGATCCCGTTAAATCATATTCTCTTAATGCGTTTAAATGTCTTTGTACGATGCTTGTCCAGGACTGATATGCGGCTGCAGCGCCGGGCATCCAAAATGATGCTGATTTAGTGTTTCGCGGTTCGCCAACCATCTCAATTTTTTTTCCTTTTTTCTCAACATGGCATCCTTCTTTAACCCAGAGACCATCTGCATTCATTTTTGTTTTGTGTTTTTCTTCAATGATTTGCCCACAACATGTAGCAATCACGCCAACAGGTTTTTTAATCTCAGTGTCAGTTATATCAAAAGAGTCTTTTTTGACATCAAATACAAATGCTTCAATTCCGGGCAGTGGCATAAAATAAGAATCACAATGAGGGCATAACCAATACCACCTTCTCCTGTCACCTAAATTATACAGTGACAAAATTCCGCGCGTGGGTGGTGCCTCGTGTGCCGACCTTGCCTCCCAGTTCGGATCTAAAATTTCATAACCCGGTGAAGACTCTGCTAATGTCATTCCGCGACTTAAATATGTTTGTGTTCTTTTTTGCGCTAATGCAAACGGACTCCCTTCTCTGTCTATGTTTTCCGGCATACGGTCATAATCTGTTAATGCCACATATTTAAAATCTGAGCTTGATAACTGTTTAACTGTTGGCCAGCCGATTTTTAAAACATTACCTGCTTTGTAATATTTTTCAAATACATTATCGTCTTGCTTGTTTGCGCTGAGATGCTTGCCGATTTCAGGACTATTTCGATGCATCCGATTCACCCTGAGCTTTGAAAAATCTTTTGCCTTTTCCCGTGAGATTTGAATTACTAGCATATCAGACGGGTCACACGTAACCATATGACCGATAAATCCATCAATCAATCCTAGCGTTTTTCCTGTTCGCGCTGGGCCTGCAAAAATAACCGATTCGTATTCCCGGCTAGTCAACATGTTCATGGGTTCAATCATGTAAGGAGTAAGCTCCCGATCCCATCCTGATATGCCGCCGCCTGGTGACTGGATTTTCAAATGCGCGGTTGCCGCATCACTGACCAGCATCCTCACAGGTGGACGGGCTAATTTTGAAACTGCTTGTCGAATACTAGCTGCTGCAGCAAACATTAATCATCCTCTAATTTCTGAGCCAGCTCTTCCCGCACTAGATCACATTCGCGTTCAACTAACATTACCGCCTCGCTTTTTAGCGAGCATTTCATTTCTAAAATGTCAGGCAGGTTTTCCAGCGCGCGAATACTAATTTTAACAATCTTGGCATATTCTTTAGTTACCTCAGACGTTGGAATCAGTTGTCCGCTTTCTTTTAGATATTTTGCTTTTTCATTTTCACCGCGAAACCAGTCAAGTCTATCTTTTGGCGGTAAAGTTTCAGGGTCGTCACCATTTGTAAAATGTAGATCATTTGCAAGTATTGCTCGTGCCGCATCAGCAATATGATAAACGTCAAAACCTCTGCGTTTTTTATCAGCGTGTAAATTTGCAGCATTTAACCGAGTGGTGATTGTGTCGCGCGAAACACCAAATGCGTTCTTTAATTGTGTCAGTGACCAGTACATTAAATTATCGTACTCAACCACGTCCTTGTCTTTTACAGTCTGCGTCTTCATATTGTAACCGACCTATAGG